TTTGCGACACTCCCTTACTTTTTAGCTGCATTTGTTGCTTGTTGACTTATAGAACGGTCGAAACCCACTAATTGTGATCTATCGTTCTTTTGTCTAACGCCACTAACCTCTGAAAATTCTTTATATTCTCTGCGTTGTTGACTTAGTTTGATGCTTGAAATCTTAAAGTCGGAATCAAGTCCCGCTTCTTTATAACCAATTAGCTCACGTTTTGTCTGCCTTATAGCGGTTTCTATTTCTCTTTGGTATTGACTAGCTTCATAATGTGTATACTCTTTGCCTTTATATCCAAAGGTTTTCTTCGACTCTCTTTCCATTTCTTCAAGCTGCTTGTCTGAATATGTTCTAATTGATACATTTGGTATAAAAGGTAAGTAGTCATGATGACAATTGCTCCCCTTGAGGCCCCCGACCGTACCTAGTCCAGTTGAATCTGCTAAATTTGGATATTCTGAAGAGCTCCCAACTATTTTAAATACTCTACCTTGAAATTTTAAATGTGATGGTCTGCAAGGTGAGTGGCTTGTAACTTCTGCATACTGTTCATCTTTACTTATTAACTTATCCATATTAGCATTAGACATTTGTTGTGTCATTTGGTGAGTGCCAGTAAGCACTGCCCTCCTTGTAGCCACATCGATTCTATTGCTCCAACCGCTTTCATAATCTACAAACCGCAAACCGCTATCTGTCATTTTTTTTACTGCCTGTTTTATAACAATATTATAGTCTATTACACCGCTTTGTACTTTGAGTTGAGCAAGATTAAGTTCATCTTGATAAAACTTCGCTATTGGCTTGTAAGTAACTCTGTTGCCTAGCTTTTGAGCGAATCCCATTGATTGAGTTATATTTACTATATCCCCTTTAGTATTTTTAATTGCTGCTGATAGATAATCTTTCATTTGTTGGCTATTTTCTAATGTCAATGGATCCAGTTTGGCTTTCTTATATATTTCCTGTTCTGCCTTTATACTCGTTAAAGCTATTTCGGGGAATAATGATTCTATTTGTGCATTAGTAAGGTTTAATGTTTCTGCAATCTTCGCTTCAATATTCTTTATTCCTATAAGTTTGGCACGTTGTTTCTGCCATTCTGCGGTTGACGTTATCTCTCCAGTTTTAGCTACACGTCTTGAGAAGTCCGTTATAATGAATTCTTCTAATTGGCTATAAAGTTCTACTATATTATTAGGTATATTAGATAATTGATTAGGAGTTAATATATCAATCACCCTCTTTTATTTTAAAATATTCATTGAAGTTTTTCATTCCTTTTTCTTTCCATTCAAAATCTAACATAGAAATATGATATCCAGTTCCATCAAATACTCCATATTCTGAATATTCATCTACAAAATCATAATAATAATATTCTCCTGGAACTGTTTTTATAATTTTGCCTTCATGATTCTTCAACTCTATTTCTTTGATACATTTACACATTAACTCTTTTAAAAGTTTTCTTAACACCTCAATATCTTGAATTTCATCTATTTTCATTAATGAATCACCTCAATTATCTTATCTTTTGTTTCATCTTCTGATAGTGGTTTATTAGTGTATATGGTGCAATTGCCTGTAAAATTATAATCACCTTTCTTTTGAAATTCAATTATAATACTTCTTAAAATATATTCTGTTGGTTGTCCTATCCATGTTTTAGTTTCATAATTATTATGTGTTGAATTAATTATTATATTTTCTCTATTCAACTACAATTCCCCCTCGTACCTTTCTTTTAATTCTGCCTTTGCTTCTTTGATTTCCTTTTCCAGCTTATTCATATTAAATTCTATTTCATTCATTAACATTGCAAGCTTATTAAACTCTTCTTTATTTAACCCATCTAACTCAACATCTAAAGCTTTCCCTTTTTGCTCTGCCCACTTTTTATATTCTATTTGTTTTTGCCTTGTATCTTTGTCTGTAGCATCAATTAACTCTTTAACCTTGCAATTATTACATCTGAAATATTGAATTGTTATACCGCCTGTTAGGTGCTTTGATTCAATCACTGGTTTTATTTGTTCTTTGCAGCTATCACATATTATTTTATTCATTGTTTCCCTCCTATGAACCACTATTAGCAACTAAAATAACTTGCTCCATGTCTATATCTATTTTAGTTACTTTTAATTTTGCTTTTCTAAAATCGCTACTTTTTAGCCTTGCGCACTTTTCTGCATGACGTTCATCTTCTGCTATTACTACCATTGCATAATCTTCAACATAACTTACTCTATCAGTTCTTTCTACCTTAAAGCAATTCATCGTTTCACTCCTATATTAGATATTAGTATTAGACATTTGTATTATATTTTAATATTAGGTTGTAACACTATAAAATAGTATTATACATTAATATTATTTGTTTGCTTCTGATTCTAATTTATCATCCATCTCGTTTAATATTCTTTTTATTTGGCTCATGCCTAATGCCATTACTGGATTAACTTGTTTCGCATACTTTATTTCTCCATCAATAATTTTGTTAATATCAGCTATATCTATTTTCATTTTTATCATTCCTTTCTGCATCATATCTATATCTTGTGCGTTGCTTCAATTGCGTTAAACCTAAATTTAGCGAAATAACGTTAATTATCACACCTCAATTCCATATTTATCTTCTATATCTTGTCTATATTTGAGTTCTATTCCTATTTCGTCTTTTATAAATACATTCTTCTCATGTCTATATAGTGTGTATAAACTCTTTGTGTTAAAATTAGACTCGTATATTATTTCAAAATGATCTTCATATAGAATTGTTTTAGAATCGTATATATACTCGCCATCATCTTTAATAAAGAATCTTATTTCTTCATACTTCTTTACTTTTTCTAGCCATTCATCATACTTAATTATATGTCCTGTTTCTTTGTGAATAATACAATTAAATTTAATCATTTATCTTACCTCAAATTCATTTATTTTATTATCAATAGTAACTAATAGTCCATCATAGTAAGTAGATTCTAGTGTTAGTTCCATATCAGCATCTTTCATATCAAGTAATTTTCGAAAATCTTTCCCGTTAATTAATAATTCAGTTGGCATTTTTCCATTGTTGCAAAAGAACTCAAAACCTTTTGCTCTTATTTCTTTTATTCCCATTTACTTATCCCCTCGCCCTCTTATTATTTTCTCAACCCCTCCTGGAGTTAATATAGTTGGCATGCGTTTCCCTAACCTTTTATATTCCTTGTCTTCTTCTAGGTTCTTTAATCTGCTCTGCAGAGTAGCAAAAGGAACATTGTTTTCTCTCGCTACTTCTTGTAGAGTTTTAATGTCTTTTAGATTCATGTGGTCCACCTCTTAACTAATATTGTATTATATTGTAGTATTGAATATCAATATAATAAACCAGTATATAATACTTATATTATATACATTTGCTAAAACTAATATTTGATATTAGTACTAAATACTAACGCTTAATACTATTGAATTAAATAATTGCTTATATTAACTTTAAATATTGATATTTATAATTAATATTTGAGTTGTTGCATATTTTACAATAACTCTTTTCTGTACATTCTATAACGGTTTTTCTTCATCTACATCATTTTCTTTGCAAATCTTATCAAATGCCCTTTGTGATATACGATATTGGTTTCTGTTTGCTCCATCATGCCCATTAGGTTCTATTCCACTGCCTTTTAATTCTCTGCGTGTTCTAACTTCCCATTTGCCCGACCACTTATCATATCTTGCAGTTATTGAAGTTGCTGTGAATATGTGGTTTTCTCCTAATTCGGAATTATATTTTCTAAACATAATATCACTCCTTAAATTATTTGCAGCTTTTAAGGTAGCTGCTGACCTTTGTTTATTTATTCAGTAATTGTTTTTATTCTGTAATTATTATGTTGTGTATCTTTTAATATTGCTTTACCTTCTACTTCATCATAGTTATATGATTTGTCTTCGCACTCCCAACATAATTTTGAGCCTCTTTTAACTTCTTTTTGTAGTATATATACTTTCTTGCTCATATTAATGCACCCCTTTAAATTTATTTTGTATCTATCTGATATACTTAGAATATCATTAACGTTAATCATTGTCAATACATTTTAACTACTATTTGTAATTATTTTTATATCTTAATTACAAAAGCACCTATAAATTAATATAGGTGCTTATATTATGCGGTAGTGTCAAATGGACTTTTATTTATCAGTGTTGATGTATCAGGCATCATTTTTTTAGCTTCTTCTACACTGCATTTATATTTTTTTGCCAGGTATATTTCGGGTAATAAGATTCCGCTTGCCACATCTGCTTGCATAGATGCTAAATCATCATTCTTATTTACAATAATCGAATCATCATACTCGAATGTCATATCTTTCTCAACATCTACCGGTTTAACTGGTAATCTTGCAAGTTGCCCCCAATAAGACATGGCATAAGCTAACCCTTTTAATGAGCTCTTTTGTGATTTTTGCATATCGCTTACTGTTTGAAATGAGTTTTGTTTGCTGCTTTCAATTTCTGTGGCGGTCTTATCAGTTGTATCGGGATCACTAATTGTTCCATATGCTAATCCTACTAGAAATTCTATTGTTCTTAATTGATGTTGTAACCCATTGTAAAGACTTATATCCCTTATTGCCGGACTAAATACATTCCAACCACTTGTTTTATCTGCTAATGGATCAATATCTAATCTTCTGTATAATCTTTCTTTGCCTTTTGGTAATCCATCACCTATTTTATTCCCTTTGTTATCGTATTCGGGTTTTATCATATCTCTACTTACATCAATAGCCAACTCCGAACCTACATATTCCCAATCAATCCTGGAATATTGTTCATCAGCTTTCTTTAATATGTCATCAGATATTGGAGCGAATGCACTTACGCCTAGTGGAGAACTTGAATCTATTGTGTTAGCAAAAGGCATCTTAAAATAAGAGAATAAAGGTTTCTCAACATTACCAAGTGTTCCTTGTGGCGCAAAGCTTGCCCATTCTTCAACTTCTGTTAGTGCTATTTCATCACCTGGAGTTTGATTTATACTATTATTGTTAATGTTCTTTTTCTTAAATGCTTTGTTTATGATCGTATAGTCTGTACCAACTAAACTGTGGTATTCAACTCTTGTGTATACTGTATCTCCCTTTGTAATTGTTTCTGTAAATATACATGCAGTCATTTGATTATCTGTAAATGTTACTGGATAAAATTCATCTGCTTTGACAAAATCTACACGTATATGTCCATTAGATAGATAAGGTTTAAATATTACACCACCCTCTGCACACGCAAATTGAGTGTAGTTTCTTATGTTATCAATTACTACTTGATAATCTTTATTTAAGAAGTCATTGTTCTTTATTTCTGACTTGAATTCTATCGTTACTAACTTAGCGAATGTACTTGCTATACCTTGTCCTAAATTCATGCTGAATACATTCTTTTTATCAACCCATGGTGATTTGTTTTCGTGTATGCTCTTCCATAAATCAATGGCATTAACCATATCATTACTCATTGCTACTTTTACATTCATTTTGCTTTCTATCGTGCCTTTATTAAACATCTTGTTCCATATACCTCCTATAAAGTTTTTTATTGAGTCAAACATTTATTATTCACCTCTATTCTCTACTTTTTAAATAATCATTAAAGCACCATATATATAATTTGCCTATTATGTCTTTTATTTTTTTACTTTTGTTATTTATTAATAATAATTTATCGTAATAATCTGTATATTTTATTATCATTTAGCACCTCTATTCTCATTTAGAATCATATTTTTACTTATTTTGGATTATAAAGTTGTATTACTGCGGTGGTGGCATGTCACTAAACCCTCTAAATAAGCCATTGTTGTTTTATTTCACTATTATTTCACAATTGCGTTAAACGTGGATTTAGCGCAATGAGTATATATTTTAACTAAAATACTAATTTGCATCAATTAAATTTCTCATATCCTTTTCCCATGAATATTCATTACTATCTAAACTATCTATATCAGAACTTCCATCATCAAGTCTTTCATCTTCTGTTAAGTTCTTAGGGTTATATATTGCAGTATTTAATGCACTTACTAAGCTTTGGCAATCATGCGTTATTTTATATCTTCCTTGTGCCATTAATAATTGCAAACATTTTATACGGTCATTTATAATATTCTTTCTCGCATTTCTTACGGTAATACTACCTAACCCCGCCTTTTCTAGTGACGATCTTAATCCTCTAATCAATGTTTGCTCTGCTGAATCCATATAAGCGTATTCAATATGCCCTAAATATCCATAAGTATTTTGAACTCTCTTAACAAAATCAACAAATAATTTGCCTAGCTTATCGGGATCAATGTTAATTGCATATTGTGTGGCCTTATCACTTTTATCTTCTTTTCCCTCTTTCCATCTTTCAGTACATAAAGATACTAATTGCCTATATCCATTTGTTATTCCACTTGCAGAAAAAGCATGTCCCGAACCACTGCCACCAAAATCCACTGCTATATTAATTTCTTGGAATCTCATTGCTTTTAATTCTTCATGTGATATATAGAATCTTTTGCCATCATTAGCGCTAATATCGTCCGCAAATGTTCTGTATATTAATCCTTCTGCGATACATCTTTTGCCTAATATATCTCTTATGTACCAAATAGAATCTTTATCATACTGGCTTTTGATTTCATTTTTACGTTGCTCTGTTATGTTTATATTGTCATCAATAGTAAAATGTTCGTAGTTGTAACCGCCTAGCAGAGTACCTTGTGCGTTCTTCTTTTCATAATTATCTATATATTCTGTGTATATAAAAGCATTTGGGTTATCCGGATTTAAGTCCCAAAATATCTTACGCTTGTCTGCTGCTAAACATCTATTAAAAGCTTCTTTAATAGTGTTATCGTGGTGTAGATTTATTTCTGTTGCAATCCACATTCCATATGAGTTACCACGTATCTTCTTATAACTGTCCGCCTTACCTCCTCCCGCAAATATAACTATCCTTAATCTATTATGAGTTGAAGGGCCTTTTATATATAGACATTCATTGTCTTTGAACTTTCCCCATCTACATTGTCCTCTGAAATAATATTCCAATCCGAATCCGTTGCAATCTCCTATATTAAGTTTTGCGTTGGCTCCTGTTGATCCTGTTGCCAAATGTAGCTTGTCCTTAGTTACCTTTAATTCATGTGCGAACGCAAATATGTGATCTACTGTCTTACCCGCTCTTACTGCACCCTCTGCAAAATTAAATGTATTAGATGCACACTTTTTTATGTATGCCTTGTGTTTGGGTGCAAAGTTATAATTTATGGTTTTCTTTTTAGTTATCGCCATATATTTCACCTTCAATGTCTTCTGTATCTTCTATTTCTACATCAGCACCAGTAATTTTATTTGTTTCAGCTTGTAGCTTCTCATTTTGTAATCTCTTATATTCCAAATCAAGCTTGGTCTTTTCTTCATCATTTAATAGGTTACAATGCTTGTTCAAGAAATCCATAGCTTTCATTTTATCAGCTAATTTAATTTTTATTCCATCCTTGCCTTGGCTTACTTCACTTATTAATGATCCATCAACCTTTATACTTTCATTGGGTTTAACATAACTATATTTCCTAGTTACTATGTTCCCTTCTTCATCTATTAAAGCCTTTCCGTTTTCGTCTTTAACCTCGTATTCTTCTTGCCCAAATGTTACATATTCCGTTATGTCTGCAAAGGCTATGTCTATATACTTTTGGATTAACGCCTTTGTCAGTGCTGCTTTATCGAATACTAATTCTGTCAATCTCTCTATTTGTGCTTTAATATGTGGCTTTTTAAGGTTCTTATTACCCTCTGTTGCTCCTGTATTATAACAACAATCATAAGCTTTCATATAAGCCTTGGTAGCATTGAATGACTTAGCATAATAAATACAGAATAGTTTCTGCTTCTCATTAAGTTCCTCATTTGCCATTACTTCTTTAACCTCTATAGAAATCTTATCTGTTGTATCTTTCTTTGTACTTTTTTTATTGTTGGACTTTGTTTGTTGTACAACATTCTTTTTTTGTTGTACAACATTTTCGTTATCATCCCATTTATATCTCTTTTTCCATACTGCTATCTTCTTTTCATCTTCATTTATCATGTTGGCTATTTCTCTATTGGTTATATTGCCTTTATGTTCTATGTATATTTCTTTTGCTTTTTCTCTGTTTGGG